ATAGTCTTGCGTCGTGGAACTCTTTGAGCAAGTTAAATTGCACGTAGAGTTTGTTGCCTTCTCCGATTACTTTGTTCTTCAGTACGTAACCTCCTTCTCTATCTCCACTAGGTTTCACCCACATGACCTTGTCTGCATCAGTGAGCATCATGAGAATTCTCTGCAAATCATCTGGCCTGTCCAAGTTACTCATCACCACCTTGAGCATCGCTTTGACACTTACTGGTTTGAGAGTCTTGCTCAGAATCGATATGATCGTGTTCGCTACATCGTTGTTCTTTGCCCGTCCAAACTCTCCAAGTGCCTTGGGCATGAAGTGTTCTAGGTAGGAGAGGATAGAATTGGCAAGGAGAATTTCTTGGACACCAATCTCCTTTTTCTGCCCAACGGCGGCACACACTAGGCAAAGTTTTATCAAGTGCACATGCCTTCGTGTAGAGTACGGATTGAACCGCACATCCTCCAATGGTTTGGTCGTGTTGTACAAGATGGTGTAGATGTTTAGAGCTTCTTTTGTCCATGCTATCGGCCCCACGAAGTTCTCTTTGATCCACACTAGTCTCTTGACAAACTCTCCCTTGAGTCTTTCATCAAGGTCCTCAGGTATCGCCTTCTTAATTCCGGTTGGCTCACAATAAACCAGAAGAAGGCGGGAGAGAAATCCCTGACCAATTGCCTCAGGAGGAAACATACTTGTGAAGTTCTCATGAGTGTTCCCACCAAGGATAGAAATCGTGGGCTGGTATATCGAGAGACTCTTCGAGTTCTTGAGTCGATGCTTCCAAGTTGCTGTCTCATCATCCCAATCCCACAGTGACCCCAACAGACTCTGAAACTCCAAATCCCTGCAACTCATAAAATCGTTGAACTCATCTGCCACGATAAAGACTTCTCTGGCTTCTCCACCAATCTCACCGTCTCCACCGAACAGATTCTCCATCACTGCACTGCCACCTACTTCACCGGCCTCTGGCTCCAATCCTTCCAGATCCATGAGGAACTTCTCTTTCGTGGTCTTTTGTGCAGAGAACTTGTCATACCCTGCTGCACCTAGAACTTTCTTCGCCAGCTTGATCGCTGTACTCTTTCGAGTTCCACTCTCCCCAATTATCATCGCGTAGATGTTTGGGAAGATTCTGTTGGGACCAAATGGCAGCCACGCTTGTCGTCCTATCAGCGCACCAACACAACAGATCATGCTCCATCTGTGTGCAATCGCAGGACTCTCCGTGTCTCCTAACAGTTCAAAGTAATCATCGAACAGGTTCCTCTTCTGATTTGGCTGGTGGTACGGGACCACTTGTTTAAGATGGGCGGGTGACACAACTGTGCCCTCGGGTTAGATTTGGCAACTACTTGAGTTCGGACCACACTCGTTTGCCTGCGCTCATATCTACTGGAATCTTGAGAGTTCGTGTGACTCCCTTGATATCTGTGACTGGAACTGGATTCACCATGAGTTGTCTGACCAACTCTGGCGTTCCCTCTCCACGATAACAGAAGAGGATCGAGTCATGAATCTGACACTTGAGCCGGACTTTTTCTCGCAGCTCCCCATACACTGACTTCTTCCAGATATCGTAAAAGACTTCGTTCAGAATTCCTGCATTCAGATTCTGCGGACCATGAGCAACTGCCGCATTCAGCGCAGGCTTGTTCTTGTTTGGATCGCTGAAGAAGTAACGTGTCCAGCCAAGTGGGCTGACCAGTTTTTTGGTGATCGCAATCGTGCGCTTGATCCATATCTGAAAATCTACCTTCACTTCGGGATAGGTGTTCGCATACTGTTTGAGTAGGTGATCACACACTTCCACCAAACTCCACTTGGCTGGCAACTTCAGAATCCTCTTCGCCTCTGCTGCCATCTTGGGACCAATCGTCTCCAGCATTACAGCGCCACCCATGTTGTAGTTGGCACCGTGATTGGTTCTCTTACTTAGATCCCGAATCTTCTTGTCTATGGTCTTGTGGTTTGCTTCGTCGTATATCTTAGCGTAGTCAATGCCAAAGAACTTGGAAGCATTCCACGCGTGATAATCATGGCTACTCTCCACCAAGTCAATGAGTGAAGTGCATCCGCTAATATACCCTGTACAGCGAGCTTCTGACTGAGCGTAGTCGCCCTCCGCAATTCCTTCCCAGTCCGCATCCGCAACGACAAAACACTTGACTGCCGGGCCATCTCTCTGTGGGATCTTATGAATCTGCAAACCGCACCAAAAGGAAGATTCGGTAGAGGCCAAACGTCCGGTATCTGTTCCCGCGGGATTGAGCTTGTAATACAGTCTGTCATTCCAGAACTTGTCCCAATCCAGATATGTACTGACAAGCTTCCTGTAGCCCCGGACTTCGAGAATTGTACTGAGGATTCTCTCGTTGAGAGGATGCGCTGCGCTAGCCGCAACCATGGCTTTCTCATCTGAACTCTTGACGATTCCATTCTTATCTGCACAGCCAAGCACCTTGAGTAAGTTCTTGCATTGTGGGGGTGATGCGGGATTGAAGTCAGGGCCAAGCCAAGTGGACAACTGAGATTCCAACGGAGCGAGCTTGCTCTCCACTTCCGCTTTGCTCTTCTCAAAAGATTCGCGGTTAAGCGAGAGACCATCTGCTTCACAGTGTAGGCATGGAAAGACGAGTGGAAATTCTATGAGGTAGTTCTGCTTCGCCCACTCAGGCATCTCCAGCAGCAGGCTCAAACAAGAATTAAGGGTTGCCCAGCAATCCCTCGCGTTATATTCATAGTGATCTGTTTTGTTTCCTGACTTGCCATCGTCTTTCCAGAACCGCACTCGTCGCAAAGCAAAGGCAGTGATGAAGTCGAGTCGCTTTGGGAGTTCGGAATACCAAGCATGGAACAAGTGTTGGGTGTCATAAAGCCAGTTATAGACAGGAGAGTTGTACCGCAGTTTGTACAGGTTATCGTACAAGCCATTTTGGTAACATTTCGGTGCTGGCAGTTCATTGAATTTCCTCATCCATCCCACTCCCCACATGGAGGTAGTAGGAATCACGATTACATGGGTGGTGCCATCAGGGAAGAGAGCCGCAAATCCGCAGCAATCCATCGCGCGGAGTTCCGAATCCATGATGGTTTCAATGTCAGACGCAATCAATCGCGCTGACTTAAATCTGGTGTAGACGTACTCTACATTCTCAGGTGTAGCCAATTCCCAGGTGAATGCACTCTGTGGGAACCACCTTTCTGGCTTGGTGATCTTGGAGATGAATCTCTTAAACACCATCTCCCCCTCAGGAACAGTTCGCAGATGTTCTAGAGGATTGAGGAAAAGGATATCAAGAGGTCGATCACGACCAATAATATGTCCAGCAAGTTGGATAAAACTTCCATGATAGTCGTTCAGAGATAGCTTCTTCTCTGCTCCGTTTTTGTTGTAGGCTTGCTTGTAGTCAGGCAAGGCTTTGAGGATCAGGGTGAGAAGGGACTGGTCAGTTGTGATAACACTGTCGAGTTCTGCTGCCTTCGCTTTGGCGGCAAACGTGTTGAAGTATTCAACTCCATACTCACTGATTGCACCTTTCAACTGGTGGCCGGGACCAATCATCTCCTTGAACTTTGGGAGATAACTGCGATCACGCTGACCTCCTGGCCCACTACTATCTGGGGCTTGAATCCCGAAAAATCCTATAGTTGACAATGTGTTCTCCAGAATTGGAAATGCCCCACCCCAGGATTACCGGGATGAGGCTACAGAAGTAGTTGCCTACCTATTCCCTGTTAGAGAACGACAACATCCTTGAGGTCCATATTGTATTGGTCCTCATTCTTTTTATTGACCGTGCGCTTCACACTTGCGGCAATCGCAAACCCATTCACACCATTGATGAGTTCACGAATCGACTTGGTGTTCAGCCGTTCAACATACGGATTCAGCCGTTGCTTGAGCTTGCCAATTCCGAACTTGTTCACCGAGCCATCCTTCTTGGTCAGATGGAAGAACTCTGCGAACTCCTGCTTCGGCTGGACTTCACTGGCTTCGTCAGGGTCTTTCAGCTCATTGACTGCATCGACGATGTACTTGGCCATGATGACTTCTTTCTTCTCGTCACCGATTTCTTCGATGGAGAAACTCACGGTCAAGTTGTAGTGACCAGAAGGCGGCACGCCAGATGGCGGCAGATCTTCCAGGTCATCCATCGATGCATCAAGCAGTGCATCCAAGTTGTCAAACAGAATACCGTTTTCACTTGCGGTCATTTAAGACACTCCAGTTTAGTTAAGGGAATGCTGGTATTTGTAGAAGCTTAACTTCTCTCAGGGTCCAGCGGCCCTTTGTTCTTCAGACTCGGATCGAGTTGGATCAACAAGTCAACGTAGTGCTTGATCTTCTCAAGGTCTTGCACTCCGCCCTTCTCTTTCCAGCGTGTGATGTACTTGACAATGGCAGATTCACATGCGTTGAGATTGTTTGCCATGCAGTATTCGATTGGCTGAATCCTCAGATGCTTGTAGTGGCTGCCACCAACTTGAGTGGAGAGTGCGGGAACAGGAACAGGTTCTGTCCTGAATGTTTCATTATACGCGCTCACTTGTTTCCTCCGAACACATCCACGATACTTGCACTTGCGCCATCTTCTAGCTTGATCCCCGATCTTCCACCAGTCAGCACGGTGTTTGAGAAAGTCGTGGAGGAATAGACAGAGTGCTTCTTGTTCAGCACCTGAAGGTAGATTACTTCATCGAAGTATTTCGCGATGGTTTTGGAGAAGTTCCGGGTTCCACCGTTGGGAGTCAACCGTTCTTTTGTCTCACTCTTTTCCACATCTGTCTCGTGTGTCAGGACTGCGATGTGAATGTTTGCCACCTGCATCTTGGTGAGAATCTCATCCTGATACATGCCCTGCAAACGGTAGTCGTCGAACGTCATCTTGTAGTCAGGGTCTTTGTTCCACTCTTTGAGTGTGACCTTATTCGCGGCGGAGTTGGCAACTTGAGTCCAGGAATCCACAACCAAGATATCCCGATCCGTGAACATGCCCAGATCAATCTCGTCACTCCATTTGTTCCCTGCTTCCTTCGCACAAATCGGGCACATATTCTTGCCGTGCAGATAGCAGAACTTCTTCTTTCCGCCCTTGAAGATTTCCCGCAGCACATCAATGGCAATGGGATAACCACGGTGGTCTGGAATGTTGAACACCCGAATGTTCTTTCGGAACTCTGGCTTGAGGATGCCAGGATTCAACAGGGTCTTGATCCCATTCTCCATGTCAAACCACCAGAGAGTGAATCCCGCTTCCGCCAGTGCAGCTAACAGTGCGGTCTTGCCACTCTTGGGTGGACCAAACACTATTGCCTTGACTTTCTTCTGCGTGTCATAGTCATTCAGGTCCATGTCAATGACTCCTCTTTGTTTTCTCAATCACAAGTGCTGCACTCAAGTCTGCCCGCGCCAGTGCCCTGTCATAGACTCTGGATGCCCAGTTAAACTCAAGAGCTTTCATCTTGTAGAGTTTGATCCACTCTTCCTGGTCCACCGCCATCACGAAAGCCACAGTGAATGTGAACCAAGAAACTCCCTCGTATTCATTCTCATCCTTGCAGACTGGATTGATCATCATGACAAGTGGACTGTTCATTCTCCACACTGCCTCTGCGTAGAGGACAAGGAATGTCTGGAGATTGTTGACTGCGTAGTCAGTGAGGATTGGCCGCTGGTTTGGCACCACTCCATCCAGAATACTGGCACTGACGTTCACCACGCCACTAGATCGGAATGCCCATTGTGGAATGTCATACTCTTCCGCCAACTCTTCCGGAACATCCTTCATCGTGGCAAGTTGGTTGAATCCGCATGTCGCCAAACTCATGACAACCTTGTCATCTTGCTTCTTCAGTGCAACCAAACTTTCCATCTGCGGGTGATGGGCTTTTGGGTAGACAACAAGTTGCCTTCCGTATTCTTCT